AATTTACTAAGGTAAACAAGCCTGAAGGTGGTGTAATTAAGAGAGGTATTAAGATGGCAAGTAGAGCTGCAATATCACCTTTATCATTAGGATTATCTGCAGGTATAGCAGGTGTATCAGCAATTAAAAAAGCTGGTGAAAAGATTACTCAGAACAGACCATTGAGAAGAACAATGGATAAAAGAGGAAGATTTATAATATAATGGCAGAACGTGGTGGAAAAAGAGCAGGAGCTGGTAGACCAAAAGGATCTACATGTGCAAAGAAATGGAAGATGCTTGACGAATTAGCAGTTAAGTATAACCATTCACCTTTGGACTATATGCTTGCTATACTTAATAATCCAATGTCATCTCCTGAAAGAAAGATGATGGCAGCAGAGAAAGCTGCACCTTACGTTCACGCAAAATTAGCTACGACTACGACAAAACTTGGATCTGATGGCCCAATCAAAATCAATATCAAATGGGGAGACGAGTAAACAGGAAACTAAAGATATAGTTATTCCTTACACACCTCGTCCTTTGCAGAGAGAAGTACATAATAATCTTAAAAGATTTAATGTATTAGTTTGTCATCGTAGATTTGGTAAATCAGTATTATCGATTAACCAACTTATTAAAACAGCTATAGAAAAACCAATGCGTAAGTGTGCATTTATAGCACCAACGTATAGACAAGGTAAATCTATTGCTTGGGAATATTTAAAAATTTATACAAAACCACTTATGTATTTAGGTGGTAGTAAAAACGAAACAGAATTAAAAATAGAATTGTTTAACGGATCTACGCTTCAAATATTTGGAGCTGATCATCCTGACTCATTACGAGGTGTTGGGTTTCATGGAGTTGTGATGGATGAGTTTGCTATCATGGCACCTAGAACCTGGACTGAAATTATACGTCCAGCAGTTGCTGACACATTAGGATGGGTAATGTTCATAGGAACTCCTATGGGTCATAATCAATTTTGGGAAGTTTACGATTTTGCACAACGAGGAGCTAAGAACTGGTTTGCAAAAATGTATCGAGCATCAGAAACAGGTGTAGTACCTGAAGAAGAATTAAAAGATGCTCAGTCTATAATGACTGAAGAACAATATAACCAAGAGTTTGAATGTTCTTTTACAGCTGCTGTAAGTGGTAGTTATTATGGAAAACTAATAACCAAAGCTGATAACGAAAAAAGAATTGGGAGTATACCTGTTGAGGAACACGTTGGTGTTGAGACATGGTGGGATTTAGGGATCGGGGATTCGACAGCTATTTGGTTTGTACAAAGAGTAGGTGAAGAAATACACGTCATAGATTACTATGAAAACTCAGGTGAGTCTTTAGCTCATTATGCAGATGTTTTGGAAGATAAGAACTATGCTTATGAAAGACATATCGCACCTCATGATATTCAAGCAAGAGAGCTTGGTACTGGTAAATCTAGGTTAGAAGTATCTCAGGAACTAGGAATAGATTTTGAGGTAGCACCTAAATTAGAGGTTGATCATGGCATAGAATCTGTTAGGAATGCTTTACCACATTGTTGGTTTGATAGAGAAAAATGTAAATTAGGTTTAGATGCATTAAGACAATATCGTAAACAATGGGATGAGAAGAACCAAGTTTTTAAAAATAAACCATTGCATGACTGGTGTTCACATGCAGCTGATGCGTTTAGATACGGATGCGTACATGATCCAATAGATACATCAGATTGGCAAAGACCCATAAATGTAGATTATAAATATATCGTATGACAGAAGATCAAATTATATCAATATTAAATAGAGAGCTTAGAGCATCATCAGGTTACATTGGTGGTGAGATAGTTACACGTAGAAGAAAATCATTAGAATATTATTTAGGTAAACCTTTTGGTAATGAACAAGAAGGTAGATCTCAAGTAGTTAGTACTGATGTTTCTGATACTGTAGAATCTTTAATGCCTTCTCTTATGAAAATTTTTACAGCAGGAGATAATATCTTTCATTGTGAACCTGCTGGGCCTGAAGATGAAAAGGTAGCTAAACAAGCTAGTGATTATATTAACCATGTTTTCTATAAAGAGAACAGAGGTTTTTCTTCTATTTATACAGCATTTAAAGATGCACTTGTACAAAAGAATGGTATCCTAAAAGTATACTGGGATGATTCTGAAAAAACTACAAGAGAAGAATATAAAAGATTAACTGATGATGAATACAATCTTCTTATTTCAGATAAAGAAATATCTGTAAATGAACATAAAGAATATGAAGAAGAATTTAGAGACGATAATGATAAAGTTATAGATACAGTTAAGTTTCATGATGTCGTTGTTTACAAGACACAAATGTATGGTCAAGTTAAAATTGATCCTATCCCACCTGAAGAATTTTTAATTGAACGTAGAGCTAAATCAATAGATACAGCTAACTTTGTTTGTCATAGAGTTAATATGACTAGAAACTCATTAATAGAAATGGGTTATGATCCTGAGATTGTAAATAACTTACCTACTGGTGATTCAGAATATTACTTAGAAGATAGACAGGTTAGATACCAAGATACAGATTTTTCTGCACCACAAGATAGAGGTGATAAATCTACAGACGAAATTTTAATTCATGAATGTTATGTAAGATTAGATCTTAATGGAGATGGTAAATCAGAACTTCATAAGATTTGTCTTGCAGGTACAGGAGCATACAGAATTTTAGGAATGGATGAAATTGATTCAATACCTTTTGTTTCAATGACACCCATTATTATGCCTCACAGATTTTATGGAAGATCCGTTTCTGAACTAATCGAAGATATACAATTAATTAAATCTACTGTTATGAGACAGATGTTAGATAATATGTATCTAACTAATAATAACAGAATAGCTATTCAAGATGGTCAAGTAGCTATGGATGACCTATTAACAAATAGACCAGGTGGTATCGTAAGAACTAAACAACCACCTTCTAATGTTATGCAGGTTATGACAGCTCAACCTATTACAGAACAAGCTTCAGGATTATTAGCTTATTTAGATTCTGTAAGAGAAGCTAGATCAGGTGTTACAAAAACTGCACAAGGATTACAAGCAGATCAATTAAATACAGATACTGCAACTGGTATGAACCAAGTGTTAACTCAATCTCAAATGAGAATGGAGTTGATTGCAAGAACATTTGCTGAAACTGGTGTTAAAGATTTAGGTATTAAGATATTTGAATTACTTTGCAAGTATCAGCAAAAAGAAAAATTAGTTAGAATTAGAGGTGAGTTTGTTCCTATGACACCTTTTGAATGGAGAGATAGAGTTAATCTTTCTGTTAAAGTAGGATTAGGTACAGGTTCTAAAGAACAACAACTTATACTTCTTAATGGTATTCTACAAAGACAACTACAAGCTATTAACTTACAACAAAATGTATATGGCCCAGTTGTTAATCTTAAAAATATATATTCTACATTACAAAAACTTGTAGAGAATGCAGGTCTTGGAAGTGTAGAACCATTCTTTATGGATCCTGAAGTAGGTGCTGCACAAATGCCACCACTTCCTCCTAAACCACCAACAGAGTTTGAAAAAGTATCATTAGCTCAAGTACAGGGTGAAAACCAAAGAGCTATCCTAGATTCTGAAGTACAGATTAAGAAAATGGAATCTGCTATGAGACAGAAACTTCTAGACTTTGAAATACAAGTAAAAGAAATGGAGCTTAAGTATGGTACTAAAATAAATGAGCTTGAAATGCGTAATAGATCTATGGTAGAACAACAACAAGTTAGACAATCAGGTGATATATTTAAAGAGATAATGAAAGGTCAAAAACAATTCTTCGATGGCAAAGGATCTAAACAAACAGATTTCACAAGGGACGAAAGCCCAGCAGCTGCTGGACGATCCCCTAATGAAAGAGGCGTTTGATTATTTAAAAACTCGTTATAGAGAAGAAATATTCAATACGTCTTATAATGATCACGATCAAAGACAAGTTCTTTGGATGGCCTATAATATGGTCGAAAAAATCAAAGGACATCTTGAGTCTGTGATGAATGAAGGCAAACTAGCTGCCAAAGAGCTAGATCAACTACAAGACTTAACTAAGTAATTAGAAGTCTATTTCGCCAATCCAATCAAGGAAGCGATCAACCTAAAAGGAGAATCTATGAAAATAGATAAAACAGTACAAGGTGCTGCTGATAAAATATCAGGACTACTGAATCCTCAAGAAGGACAATCAGAACCTGAGAAGAAACAGACAGAACCACAAGAACAAACAGAACCAGTAAAAACTGAAGAAGTAAAAACTGAACCTGTTGCTGATGAAGTTAGCAAATCCGAGACTGAGGAAGCTAAACCTGAAGCTGAAAGTTCTGAAATAAAAACTGAGACAGAACAAACCGAATCACAAGAAATACAAGAACCTTCACTCCACCGAGTCAAAGTACAAGGTCAAGAGTTAGAGGTCAGCTTGGACGAATTGAAATCAGGTTATTCAAGAGACTCAGATTATAGACAAAAGACTCATGCTTTAGCTGAAGAAAGAAAAATTCTTGATGAGCAAAAGACAAGTCTTAGTCAAAGTTATGACGGCAAACTTAAAGAATTAACTGATTTAATAGGTGCTGCAGAGTCGTACATCGGTCAATCTTCTGATAAAGATCTCTCAAAGTTATATGAGGATGATCCTTCACAAGCTGCTAAGATAGATTTTCAAATGCGTCAGCAAAGAGAAAATTTTAACAGACTAAAGCAACAAGCTGAAAATGTTAAACTACAGCAGTATAATACTTATCTAGAAGAACAAAAAAGACTCGCTGCAACAAAAATTCCAGAATTTAGTGATCCACAAAAATCAACTAACTTCAGAACTCAGATGAGATCAACTCTTACTGATTATGGATTTAGTGATCAAGAAATTGGTTCACTAGCAGATCATAGATTCCTTATGGTTCTAAGAGATGCAATGGGATATAAAAATATTAAGAGCAAACCAGTTACTGCTAAAAAAGTAACTACTGCTCCTAAAGTTGTTAAATCAGGAACTCCAAAAATGGAGGATTCTAGACGTGCTGCTGTTAAACAAAAAATTGGTAGATTGAGAAGATCAGGAAAAATGAATGATGCTCAGTCTGCTATTCTTGAAATAATCTCAAAAAAATAAGGATAAAACATGGCACAACCAACAAACACATTTGATACATACGATGCAGTAGGTATCAGAGAAGATTTGCAAGATGTGATTTATTCTATCGCTCCAACTGAAACTCCTTTCATGAGTGCAGCTGCGAGAGAGCAGGTAAAGAACACTTTGCATGAGTGGCAAACAGATACTTTGGCTTCAGCGTCTACATCAAACGCTGTAATCGAAGGTGACGAAGCTACTTTAGATGCATCAGTTGCTACTGTAAGAATCGGTAACCACACACAGATCATGGATAAGACTGTTGTAATTACTGGTACACAAGAAGCAGTAGACAAAGCAGGTAGAGCAAGTGAACTTGCATACCAAATAGCTAAGAAATCAAAAGAGTTAAAAAGAGACATCGAGTCTACTTTATTAACTAACCAAGCAAGAGTTGCTGGTTCAGCTTCAGCTGCTAGAAAATTTGGTTCAATCGGAGCTTTCATTGCAACAAATGATAACTTAGCTGCCGATGGATCATCTCCAACAGCTGCTGATGGTTCTGACGCTAGAAATGACGGAACTCAAAGAGGCTTAACAGAAGCTATGTTGAAGGACGTTATCAAAGGTACATGGAACTCAGGTGGTAACCCATCTGTAATCATGGTAGGCCCTTTCAATAAGCAAAAGATCTCAGGATTCACAGGTGGATCTACAAGATTTGATGCTTCTGAAGATAAGACTTTATACACTTCAATCGATGTGTATTCTTCTGACTTCGGTGATCTTGAAGTAGTACCTAACAGATTCTCTAGAGAAAGAGACGCTTTAGTACTAGACATGGATTACTGGGCAGTTGGGTTCTTAAGAGACTTTACTATGCATGAACTTTCAAAAACTGGTGACTCAGAGAAAAGACAGTTATTAACTGAACTTACTTTGATCTCTAGAAATGAAGGTGCTTCAGGTGGAGTATTCGACCTAACAACATCATAATCTATACATGTATAGGGGAGTAACCTCAAAATACTCCCCTTGCATTAATCCAAATATGAAGTATTAAGAGGTCAATAATACGGAACATAAAAAGGAGAAAACATGAGAACATTAAACGACTATTTTTTAACTGCTGAGATTGAAGATATTAGTACAGCTTCATCTACATTTGTTGCAGTACCTGATGGTGGTAGAGTAATTAAAATTATTTCTGCATTACAAGGTGCTATATCAGGTGGAGATGCTGCCCTATCTTTTGAGATCGGTGGAACAGCTATAACTGGTGGTGGCATTACTGTTGCACATTCAGGATCAGCTGCTGGAACTGTAGATTCATCTGAACCTACTGCTGCTAATAGAGTAGAAGAAGATGGTACACTTGAAATCATTACAGATGGTGGCTCTACTGGAGCTAAAAAATGTCTTATTACATTCGTGATAAGAAGATAATAAATTAGGGGGTGGCAACACCCCCAACTAAAGGAGAAATAAATGCACATAGCAATGAAACCAACAACAACTGAAAAATTAGCATCTTCAGGATCCTCATCTCAAACTGCTGCTTTTGCAGATGGTATAGAGTATGTTAGAGTTATAGCAGATGCAGATTGTCATATTGAATTTGGTGTTAATCCAACAGCAACTAATGCTAAGATTTTTTTAGAATCTAAAAGTTATGAATACTTCAAAGTCTCACCAGGTGAGAAACTAGCTGCTATTGGTTCTGCTAATGTTTACGTAACTCAATTAAGTGAGTAATGTCGATATTAAGAGAAAAGGAATCAGACGGAACTAAATATTTTGTAGAGTCTGATGGTAAGGTAACAGTAAAAAGATCACAAGATGTTAATCCTATTCTTCAAAAGAATAAAAGATTATACACACTCAATGATGGTTATTCTAAAAGTAAAGACCTCAAACGTGTAGCTAGTATTCCAACTATGGTTTTAGAACTATGGGCTAGAGAATATAATGGCACTAATAACTGGTGGAGAATACCATTATCAGAAAGAAGAAAAATTTTAAAATTAAAACTTAACAGTAACGAGTATCGTTATTTTAGAACAGCATCAGGAAGAATGTAATGGCACTATCAACATACACAGAATTAAAATCATCAATAGCTAACTTCTTAAATAGATCAGATCTTACAACTGAAATACAAGATGATTTCATTAAGCTTGTAGAAGCAGACATGAATGCTAAGTTAAGAATTAGACAAATGGAACAGAATGATGATGTTACTATTAACGCAGAATTAGTAACTGTACCAACAGGATTTATAGCTGTAAGATCATTTCATATATTATCAGCTGGAACTAAATATCATTTAGAATATATAACACCAGGAAACTTATTTGAAATAAAAGGAGGATCGACTTCAGGTATGCCAAGAACGTATACTGTAGAGTCTGACAATGGAACAGAAAGTTTTAGATTTGCCCCACAACCTGATACAAGCTATACAGGAAAGCTTCAATACTATAAAGCTTTTGATGCTTTATCTGATAGCAATGCATCTAATTATATTTTATCTAACCATCCTTCTATCTACTTATATGGTTCATTGTATCACGCAAGCAATTTCATCGGTGGTATCGATCCTAACCAAACGCAACAATGGCTAGGTATGTATTCAGCAGCTCTTGAGAGATGTGAGAATAACGATAGACAAGATTCATATGGATCTGCACCTGTTGTTCAAAGAACAGATGTAAGTACAGATCTATCATTCTATAGGAGAAAATAATGAGAAAGATTAATTTAAAAGGTTTAAAGAAAGTAAAAAAGAAAAAGAAAAAGAAATATCAAGATTTTCATTCAGATCCTACTGGTGGATATTTACAAGGTTCAAGAGTAGAAATGGATATTCCAAGTTTAGCTAAAGCACAAGCTAGATTAAATAAATTTATGAAAGGTTAATATGCAAATACCTTTTGGAGAATGGCTACCTGATCAACCTAAACATTTGAATCCAGGAGCTAACGTAGCAACAAATGTATATTACGCATTAAATTCTTATAAGAGATTTCCTTCATTGGTAAGCTATAGTTCTAATAATATTGGAGCTGATGCTAGAGGTGGTGGATCTTTTAGAGATAATTCAGGTAATGTATTTAACTTTGTAGCTAAGAATACAGATATATATCAATTAGACTCTGGAGCTTTTACATCAAGAAAATCATCACTTACTGGAGGTAATGATGACTATTTTACATTTACTCAGTTTGGTAATCATATCATAGCAAGTAATGGTGTAGATGCACCTCAATATTATTTAATGGGAACATCAACTAACTTTGCTAATTTATCTGCAATACAAACAGCAGGAACTGTACCTACGTTTAAAGTATCAGGAGTTATAAGGGATTTTTTAGTTACAGGTAATCAACCTACAAATCAGAATAGAATACAATGGTCAGGTATTAATGATATTACTACTTGGTTATCAGGAACTAAACAAGCTGATCAACAAGATCTACCAGGTTCAGGTGGTGAGATTGTACATATAACTTCAGGTGAATATGGATATGTATTTAGACAAAATCAGATTATCCGTATGGACTATGTAGGTGGTGCAACAGTATTTAGATTATCAGTTATATCTCCTAATAGAGGAGCTGTTTATGGTAAGACTGTAGCACAAGATAATAGACGAGTTTTCTTTTATGCTGATGATGGATTCTTTGAAATACAAGGAGATAATGTTATTGGTATAGGAGCAGAAAAAGTAAATAGATTTTTTGATCTAGATTTAAACAAAGGATTTACGGATAGAATATGTGCAGCTGTAGATCCATTTAATCAGTTAGCTATGTGGTTATATCCATCAACACAAAATCAAGCTAATACTACAGGTATTTGTGATAGAATTTTGATATATAACTATGCTACTAAAAAATGGTCATTATCAGACACAAATGCTAGTTTTATATTTAGTCAGTTTGTAGGAGCTTATACAGTAGAGCTTATGAATACTATTTCTGAGAACCTAGAAAACATCAATATTGCCTTAGATACTGACTTTTGGAATGGTGGACAGAGGTTTTTAGGAGCTATAAATAACTCTTACGAAGCTGCAATTTTCAGTGGAACTCAGAATATTTCTGAGATAGAGACTTCGGAAGTTGAGATATTTCCTGGTCATAGAGCTTCTATAACTGGTGTTAGACCTATAGTAGATGCTCAGGCTACAGTAACTATCAAGACTAGAGATAGATTAGCAAATACTGCTACAGAATCTAGCTCAGCGACTATGACAGATAGTGGTATCAATCCTATTAGACAATCAGGAAGATACTTCAGAGCAAATGTCAAAGTACCAAGTGGTACGATATTTAATCATGGTCAAGGAATAGATATAACAGCTGTGAAAGCAGGTATAAGATGATGAAGTTCATTTTGGGTTTGATAGAAAAGTATTCATCTAAGCTAAATGTTTGGGCTTGGAATAAAAGATGGAATAAACGTGACAGACAAAACTGATATAGATAACGTAAGATATAGTTTCGAAACACAAGAGTTTTTTCAAAGACAAATTG